CTGAAACAGACTTAATAGCTTTATACGCAGAACTTACAGGTCTTACAGCAACGGTAACAAATCATGCTGCAGTGTATGGTTCTGAAACTTTGGGTCCAGGCGTATATCATCAGGCTGCTGCTTCAAGTATTGCAGGTAATTTAACCTTAGATGCTGGTGGTAACGCTAATGCATTATTCGTTTTTCGATGCGTTGGGGCTTTTGCAACAGGTGCATCAACAGAAGTAATACTAACTAATGGTGCAACTAGTAACAATGTATGGTTCGTATCCGGAGGCGCAAGTAGCACCGGAGCAAGTACTATCATGAGAGGTAACCTATTAGCAAACCAAGCGGCTGCTAGTACTGGTGCATCTACCCAAATTGAGGGTAGACTTATGACAGTTAATGGTGCTGTTGGTATTGGAGCTACTAGTACATTTACAACTCCAACTGGAACTAGCGTATCGGATCTAGGTAGTTTTCTAAATGACTTTTCGATATTTGCTGGAGCTGGATCCATATCAAATACTGGTGCAAGTGTAATTTCAGGTAATATAGGTACTGACTTTGGTTCTATTACCGGATTTGAAACTGCTACAGTAACAGGCGTAATGTATCCTGGAGCACTCGCTTCTTTAGGCAAGGTTTATTGGGGCATATATATTAATGGAACGCTAGCTCCGCACACGCAACGTTCAGCAACAAGATCATATTTAGCTATTGGAACCGAATTTCCTATGATTTTAAGTTCCATGATAACCGTAACCTCAGGCCAAACTGTTGACATTAGAGCATATGCAACGATTGGTGAAGTACTAGTTGAACGATCAAAGACTCTCGTAGTAGAGCCAATTAGTAATGTTACATTCTTATAATAATTCAAATTGAATGTTGAATGCAATAGAGATAATGATAATAATATGACTGACGTAATACGTATCAAAAAGAAGAACGAAACCTTTTTACATATAGACTGTGATCCTAGTACTGGACAAGAACTTAGTGAACACTTCTGCTTTTTTGTCCCAGGTTACAAGTTCATGCCCGCATACAAGAATAGAATGTGGGATGGTAAAATACGACTATATGATTTAAGAAAAAAGGTACTCTATTGTGGTTTATTTGACTACGTTAAGGAGTTTGCCGAGGTACGGGGTTATGAAATTCAGATAGAGAATAACCCTGTATACGGTAGACCTGACGTACTAGAACAACCTGATATCGAAGGATTAATTGGTGATCTTAAACTAACTGCTGGAGGAGAGGTAATAACTCCTAAGGTGTATCAGCTAGAAGCATTACATAAAGCACTGTCTAAGACTAAATCATTATTGTTATCCCCAACCGCATCAGGTAAAAGCTTAATTATATATCTTGCTCTTAGATATTATTTAAAGCATAACACCAAACAAGTATTGATTATAGTTCCTACGACTTCTCTAGTTGAGCAGATGTATTCTGACTTTGCAGACTATTCTAAATGGGATGATGGTTTTAATGCAGAAGAAGATATTCATAGAATATACTCAGGAAAAGAAAAGTTTAACATACAACAAGATGTTATCATTACTACTTGGCAATCAATCTATAAACTTCAATCACCGTGGTTTGAAAACTTCGGAATGGTTATTGGAGATGAAGCACATAACTTTAAAGCTAAATCTCTTACGAGTGTATTAGAGAAGTGTAATGAAGCGAAATATAAGATAGGTACAACTGGTACATTAGATGGAACCGCAACGCATCAGTTGGTATTAGAAGGACTATTTGGTTCTGTATACAAAGTAACGACGACCAAAAAACTAATGGATTCCAAAGACTTGGCGCAATTAGAAGTCACCATACTTCTATTAAAATACCAAGATGAATATCGTAAGTTGGTGTCCGCTCAGAAGTATCAGGAAGAATTAGACTTCATTGTTAAGTATGAACCTCGAAATAACTTTATATCTAATCTAGCTCTGGAACAAGAGGGTAACACCCTTATATTGTTTCAATTTGTTGATAAGCACGGTAAACCTTTGCATGCAATGATAGAAGAAAAGATAGCTGCTTTACCTAGACAAGTAAGAAAGGTCTTTTATGTGTCGGGCGAAACAGATGTTACCACAAGAGAAGATATCAGAGCTATTACGGAAACCGAGGATAATGCAATCATTGTTGCTTCTGTAGGCACATTCTCAACGGGGATAAATATAAAGAGACTACACAACATCGTCTTTGCTTCTCCATCTAAGTCACAGATTAGAGTATTACAGTCTATTGGTAGAGGATTAAGAAAGAGTTCAGATGGTAGATCAACTAAGGTCTTCGATATTGCAGATGATTTGCAATGGAAGAAGAAAAAGAATTATACTCTGAATCATGCAGACATACGCATACAGATCTATAATAAAGAGAAATTCGACTATAAAATATTTGAGATAGATATCTAATGACTGATACATCAATTGAAGATCTAAACATAAAGCAGTTTAAACTAAGATCAGGTGAAGATATAATCGCATTGGTTGCAGGTAGGAATGAAGATAACTGGATGATCGAAGTACCATTGGCCCTGAGAGAAAATATGTCTGGTGGTGTTCAGTTAGCTCATTGGTTTCCATTCAGCACGACTAGACTCTTTAAATTACTTGATATAGATATAATGCAACAGGCTAATGTTATCAATGAGATTAAACATACTTACCTAGAATATGCTTTAAAGACACAACAGGTAGAGTTAATCAAACAAGATGATGAAATACTCGAAGAGTATACTAAATCACAATCAATAGCAGATGGAGAACAATCTCCTGAGGGTGATACTAAAGAAGAGATGATTCATTAGTATATCATCCCTTCTCTGAGAAGACTCTCTATTATACCGTAGTTTAAGACATTTGTAAACCCCCTAAGTGAAATAAATCTCATTAGGCATACCTTTACCTTAAGAGAAACACAGCTGGGGTTTGATGATCAATACTTTAAAAGAAGTATACATTAGAACTAAATAAGATGATGAAATACTCGAAGAGTATATAGGGAATATGCCTTTATTACTATATCATCCCTTCTCTGAGTTGACTCTCTATTATACCGTACTTTTGACCATTTGTAAACCCCCTAAGTGAAATAAATCTGAAATAAATTTAACTAGAGTTATTTTCAATCTAGGGGTTTACTTTCCGTGAAAAGTATGGTATAATGATACCTATATTAAAACAATAACGCAGGAGAAGAAATAATGGCTACCGCCAAATCAAAAGCTAAACCACATTACATTGATAATAAGCAATTCTCTTTAGCTGTAGTAGACTATGTTAAAGACGTTAGAGAGGCAAAGGAACAAGAGAAATCTATTCCTAAGGTTACAGATTATATTGCTACATGTTTCCTTAAGATATCAGAAGGATTATCACATAGACCTAACTTTGTTAGATATACCTATAGAGAAGAAATGGTTATGGATGCTGTAGAAAACTGTTTAAGAGCAGTTAATAACTATAGAATTGAAACTACGACTCGTACAGGTTTACCTAATGCTTTCTCCTACTTTACACAGATTTGTTTTTACGCATTTATTAGACGTATCACCAAGGAAAAGAAACAACAAGAAATCAAGTTTCGATTCATTGAACGCATGGGTATAGAAGACTTTGCTGATATGGGCATTGACGGTAGCGGTGCAACAGAAACTATGGCTTATGTTGATTCATTAAGAACCAGAATTGATCAGGTTAAGACCAAAGACGAAAAGATAAAGGAATTCGCTAAAGAAGAAAAAGCGAGAGAAAAACTAGAACTCTTTATGCTATGATAGGAACTACATTATGAAAGTCGCAATATTAAATGATACCCACGCAGGAACGCGAAACAGCTCCCAGATCTTTCTAGATTATCAGGGGAGGTTTTACCGAGAGGTATTCTTCCCCTACTTGAAGGAACACAACATCAAGAATATCCTACATCTTGGTGATTACTATGAGCATCGCAAGTTTGTTAACTTTAAAGCTCTTAACCAAAACCGAAAAGACTTCCTAGAACCTATGCGTGATAACGGTATTACTATGGATATTATCCCTGGTAACCATGACGTGTTTTATAAGAATACCAACGAACTATGCTCTTTAAAAGAGCTACTAGGTTACTTTACTTCCAACGTTAATATTATTATGAAGCCTACCGTATTAGATTATGCCGGATGTAAGGTTGGAGCATTACCCTGGATTAATAATTCGAATTATGAAGAATCCATGAATTGGATTCAAAACTGTGAAGCTTCGATCATTGGTGCACATCTCGAGTTAAAGGGATTTGAAATGATGGCAGGTGTTACTAACCCACATGGTATGGAAGCTGATATATTCTCTAGATTCGAAATGGTTTTATCAGGTCATTTTCATACTAAATCTAATCAAGGTAACGTTACTTATCTAGGTTCTCAAATGGAATTCACCTGGTCTGATGTTGATGATCCTAAGTATTTCCACATATTGGATACGGAGACTAGAGAAATCACACCGGTAAGAAATTCTATTACATTGTTTAAAAAGGTTATCTACGATGATACCAAGACCGATTATAATGAAATGGATGTGGAACAATTCCAAAATAAGTTTATTAAGATAATCGTTGTTAATAAGTCAAACCTTTATATGTTCGATAGATTTATTGATAGACTCCAGAATATCGAAACCTATGAATTGAAGATTGCAGAAAGCTTTGAAGAATACCTGGGTGAAAGCGTGGATGATGATAAGGTGTCGTTAGAAGATACTTCTCAGTTATTAGATTCCTATGTTGAAGCGGTTGATACCGACTTAGATAAAGATCACCTTAAATTAGAACTACGCAAGCTATATACCGAAGCCCAAAACCTGGAGATATTATAATGTATCAGCAGCATCTTGATTTACAATTTCCGCTTACCCAACAATATAGTCTAGACTTAAATACACCTAAGGATCTACTAAACTATTTGAGGACTCCGTATGCAACAGCGTCAACATATGTATCTAGTGATTTTAATAGTGTTGGAACTATAAGTTCGTATCTTACTGTGAGTAATTCTAACGGATCTGAGACTGCAAGGATAGACGATCAAGGTATCAGTCTTAGAATGGAAAACAAATCTTGGCTAAAAACTAAGATTGCTAATTGGTTAGGAGTTAAGTATCTATGATACATTTTAAGAGCGTAAGCTGGTGCAACTTTCTATCTACCGGATCAGATCCAATAGAGGTTAAACTGGATAAGTCTCCATCGACATTAATTGTTGGATCAAACGGAGCTGGTAAATCCACCATGTTAGATGCGTTATCATTTGGTTTATTTGGTAAAGCACACAGAGACATTAATAAGAATCAGCTAATTAATTCTATTAACGGCAAAGGTGCGGAAGTAACGGTAGAGTTTAATATAGGCAACTCCGAGTTTAAGGTAGTACGAGGCATTAAACCTGCTAAGTTCGAAATCTGGCAAAATGGAAATATGATTAATCAGTCTGCAAACGCAAGGGATTATCAGAAGTTTCTAGAATCCAACATACTGAAGCTTAACCATAAGTCATTTCATCAAGTAGTAGTTTTAGGAAGTAGTTCTTTTATTCCTTTTATGCAACTACCTGTTTGGTCTCGCCGAGGCATTATTGAGGACCTTCTAGATATTAACATTTTTTCCAAAATGAATTTATTGTTAAAGGAAAGAAACGCAAAGATCAAAGAAGAATTGGTAGATATCAGCCATCGAATCGAGATGTTTAAAACCAAGATAGATGGACAAACAAAGTATATCAAAAACCTTGAATCATTAAATAAGGATCAGGTAGCACAAAAGATAGAATCTATTGATATTCATAAGAAGAAGATCGAAGAAACATTCGAAGGATCTAGAGAACTAGGCAAAAACCTTCAGACTCTTATGCTGGATGAAGAAAAGACTAATAAGGGGTTAACAGATCAATTATCCCAAATGAAATCGTATAATCTTCAGTATAACTCTAAGATTAAAGAACTAGTAAGTCAATCCAAGTTTTATGAGATCAATGATCAATGTCCAACATGCGAACAAGATATAACTGCTGATATTAAAAAGGATAAGATTACTAAGATCATATCCAAAGCTAAAGAAGTACAGACGGATAAAGAAAAGGTCGAAAAAAGTCTCGAAGGCGTACAGTATGAGTTAAAAGAAGTAAGCTCTAACCTAAACAAATTAAGACAGAAACAAGCTAAGATTAATTCTAATAATGATGTTATCAGCGTTTTGCAAAAAGAGATTGATAAGGTCCAAAAAGAGATTAATCGTTTATCTAGCCAGACAGGAGATAGCGCATTAGCTCGCCAAGAACTAGATTCACTTTCAAGCGCTAAAGAGTCTGCTACTGAGAAGAAGTTAGCGTATGTTGAAGAAAGAACATATAACGAAGTACTTGGAGAAATGCTAAAAGATACCGGAATTAAGACCAAGGTGATCAAGCAGTATCTTCCTGTTATGAATAGATTCATTAATCAGTACTTGCAAATCCTAGACTTCTTCGTTGCTTTCCATCTAGACGAAAACTTCGGTGAGACTATTAGATCACGCCATCGTGATTCGTTTAACTATGCATCATTCTCCGAGGGCGAAAAACAACGCATAGATTTAGCATTGTTATTTACGTGGAGACAAATAGCTAAAATGAAAAACAGCGCATCTACCAACCTATTGGTGTTGGATGAGACCTTTGATTCTTCTTTAGATTCGGATGGAGTAGATAGCTTAACCAAG